TTGGGTTATCTGAACTTATGACGCTAGGTTTATGACGGCTGGTTAACACTTTAATCGTGCCTTTGGGCTGAGTTTTCGCCTTTGTATCAAGCAACGCTAGCGGGTTGTTTGCCTGTTGTGCGCATACGGTATATTCACTAAAAAGATTGCGACTACTAAATGTACCAGACGCACTTTTTATATTTTTACCAAGTTCAAGTGCCACGTCAGACAAGCTTGAACCCGCGCGAGTAATGACTAAGTTTCCGTTTTCATCTGAGACAAGCAATACGGCCTTGATTCGTGCTAGCTCTTCTAAAAATTCCCAAATGGGCTGTCCAAGGTCTAGCATGTGGTCGGCTTTCATCGGCTCGTTGGCTGCACTTGATGCAGAGGGATCGACAATCACATCAATACCAAACGGCAAGCAGCAAGCACTTGCAATTTGCCTTAAGCGCATGCCTACTTTAAATTGCTTACCTTCTGTCGTGCTAGCAATTAAATCAGATACCTTACTCCTACCTACCACGTTCAATGTGTGAGTTTTAGCGTTGTAAGAAGGGTTTACATCATCGATATAGCCGGAGGTTATCTTTTCATTATTGATAAATATCTCAACGGCTTGATCTGTTTTTATTGTTCGAGCAGACGTTTGAGATGCTTCTTCAAAACTATCTGTTAGCGTTAAATTAAATGAATGAGCACCGCGCTCAATTGAGCGGGCTATAGTGGCCTCTGTCCAATAGGAGTGAACCTTTCCGTCCACATGAAGGTAAAGCAAATCACTCATGACAGTACCTCCAGTTCAACACCTGCGGGCATAAACACGGGGTTAGCTATGCTATTACGGTTGACCAGTTCAGCTTCTCTATTTGCATCACCGTAAAGGTTATATGCCATAACTAACGCGGGGACGCTTTGATTCAATGTTGTCGTATTTGATGTGGCCAGATTTGGCTCAATGTCAGCAATATATTTAACAAGGCTTGCTTGTAAATCCGCCCACGCAAAATACGCTTCATCCGTCGCGCCCGCATCAATCAATGAATCAACGGTAGTGAGCAACTTATCTCGTGTACTTTGAGCTTCAGCTAAGGTAATAAAAGCGTTATCACTTGAAGAGGTAGAGGCGCTGGAAGCGGATTGTATCGTCACAATGCTATTAGTAGCCGCAACGGTTGCTGCCGAAACGATTAAAGTATTAATCGCCGCATTATTAATTGCTTCTTGCGCTCTGTTAACCGAAAAAGAACTATCAATATCTGCGGCTAAATCATCACCGAATCCTGCTAATAAATGGTCATACGCTTTAAACGCGACTTTAATATCGTTAATCGCGCCGAACGCAGATGCGGCAACACTGACCAATGACGAAACTAAATTTGCAGGTTGTAATATTAAGCTGGCTATCTCGTTTCCGAAATCATCAACAATCGCTGCAACCGTGTCGATCGGTTCAAGGTACCCAGCAATTTGACCGTTAATTGCCCTGATGCTATCAACAAATCCATCCAGTTTTTCTAATGCTGATTCTTCAACAAACGCGGCGGTATCATCGACAGTAAAGGAAGAAACAAAGCTGTTTTCAATAGCCGTATTAACCGCTACTGAAGCGTCGGTGAGCTGCTTCGCTTTATTAGACGTTGAAGTGGGCGGTGTGATTTTTCCGGCCCTAATGTATTGAATCGTGAATTCACAATACCCACCGCGACGTGTTGTTATTGACCAGTCAAAATCTTGAACTTGAATATTGAGGGTGCCTAAATAAGGGTGAACAAGCTTACCTGATCCGGGTTTTTTCAAAGCGGCCATCAGCTTGTCACGTGCTAAATCATAATTAGCGCCCACTAAATAAACGGTTAATCGTTCAGCTTCTGCTTTAAGCCCTAGGTCTTCAGCGTGGTATTTTTCTTGTTGCGGGTATTCATGCAAAGCAACACGACGGCCACCCGAGCCTCCCGCACCATCGACGCTAAACTCAACACCGCGAAAACTTCCTACTCGTAAACGGTCACGCCAGCTCATTACAAGGCCCCCATACTAGAACCAGCGATATCTAAATCAATGTGGTTAGAACGTACAGAAGTCACTTTTGTGTGGCCGTCTTCAACCGTGATTTTAAGCTCGGCTTTAGGGCTTTCAACTTTTGATGCTTTAGGGTTTTGTTCCTGGTCTTTTTTATCTTCAGCAAACAAGCTTGAGAGCTGCTCAGCAACGCTGGTACTTACAGATTCCCCGGCAAAATAACCGCCTAAACTACCGAGTAGGCCACCAACAACCGCGCCCACCGTTGTTCCAACTAGGGGAACAACTGAGCCTACCGCGGCACCAACTGCAACACCGCCCCAACCACCAAGGGCCGAGCCGCCTACGCCGCCCGCAATACCTGCGGTATCAACGACTTTTTCTTTGGTGCTAGCGTCACTCGATAATGTGTCATATAAAGCGTAACCGCCGCTAGCAAGGGCGAGAGGTGCGCCGCCAAATTTGCCCGCTTTTTTACTAAGCGTTTTCCATTTTGATGGTGCCGATTTAATTGGTGTAGTGTAGCTAAGCGATCCTTTTCGAGAGTTCTTACTTTCATTTCTTTTGGACGTTGATTTTTTATCTGCTAAATCATTACCTCTAACTCCGGCTCCCGGCATATTAACCACAAAAACTCGTTGGGCTCCCACGTTAGAAATAGTTCCGGCAATGCCACTTGTTTTTCCGCCTTTTTTCATATCTCTTAGCGTTCCAAAAGCACCTGCACTCTTTTTTAAAATAACCGCGCCAGCACCAACAAGCGCAATGTTTTTACCTATTTCCAACCAGTTCTGGACTGTACCGGGTTCCAACGAATTAAGAGCATTTGCTGCATCTTGAATAGGGCCGGACAGTTCATTGTTTTGAAACTGTTGCCACGCTGTAAGCAAGTTCTGCAATGCCGCTTCCGAAGTTCCTGCTGCTCTAGCAGAGTCCCGCATAGTTGTTGTTCCATCCGCTTGCATACTCATAAATTTTTCTAACGTAGCTAAATTTCCAGTACGTTGAAATTCAGAGGCAGCAGCGTTAAAAGCCCTAATTGCTTCAGCATCAAAAACAACACCAAGTCTAGTCGCGTCACCGTTAACCTTTTTAATGATTTCGCCCATGATTTCGTTTATGGGTCGAAGAACACGAGCGCCTTCTTTTGCTGCCTCAGGGTCAAAAATCGTTAGCCCTGATTGCTCTAATAATTTCAATTTAGAAGGGTCTGTTAAAGTTCGCATTGTTGCTTCAAATGCTGTAGCGGCCATTTCAGAAGAACCTGTTCCCATCCTAATCATTTGCAAAGCGGCTCCCATCTCTCTCATTGCCTGAGTGCCTGTTCGACCAGTAGCCGTATACGCTGTAATTACTCGTGGCCCTAGAGAGGCTATGTTTTGCAGAGTAAAAGCGCCTTCTTTACCTTGTACATTAAGAATATCGATTGTTTCCAAAATTTTACTGGGATCTACTAAACCCATTTTTTGAAATTCGGCAAGGATTTCACCAATAGACGTACCATCCGCACCTGTAGCTTGTATGGCCATTCCGATATTACGGATGTTATTTTTTGCGAACTCTAAATCACCTGTTTTTTCCACAATGGCTTCAATTGCACCAGTGATTTGTGAGGGGTCTACACGTATACGTCTCTCTTGTGAAACATCAAAAATAGTTTTACGAAGCGATTCCATTTCTGACTTAGATTTATTTGCTTGAATACCTAACCTTTCAAAACGTGTTTCCAGTCCTATTACCTGCCGACCAGAAAGAGCAAGGCTTGCTCCTGTTATAAGTGTGGTATATCTGTTACCTAATTTATCTAAACCCTTACTCGTTAAACTAGCTGAGCGATTTAAAAGCCTCATGCTTTTTTGGCCCCTTTCGCTCATATACTCCATGTTTCGTGCATATTTCTGTGCACGTTGAGCTAAATTCCCTGCGAGGTTTACAACTAATGATGTTTGTAAATCGCCCACTTATTACCGCCTTACTTACATTTTAAATTAATTGAAATCTGACAAAATTGTCGTTCAGTTAGAGTTAAAAAATCGCTACGAGTCCAATTTAAGTTTATTGACAATCTGTTTATCGCTAACTCAATTATGCTAGCTCGCAGCGTCATCTCGCCCCCGTTCAGAAACCGCCTTAGCAATAGCGTTATCCATATCCGTTACACCCGCTTGTAAAATTTCTAGATCTTTATCTGAAAGCAAATCAAGCTGTTCGCGCTCGAGAGGGCCCTCTAATTCACCTAAAGTTTTAATTTGACGACGCAATGTATTTACTCCCATCAATGCGTTTGACATCAATAAACTTGGCTCTAAACCATTTGGAGTAGGCACCATGACAACCCTCTCTGACTCTTCCATAGCCGAAATAACATCACCTGCTGAAAGCGCCTTTAAGGTTACTTTTTTATAAGTTTTATCCCCGACTGAAATACCCTTATCTAATGTAACTTTATGCATAGATCTATCCGCCTATTGAATTAAATTATTAGCTTACTGGGTCGGCTGATATGCCTTCCATTTTGCAACTATATTCCCCACCTGAAAGTGTCGGGGGCTCGCTCATCCAAGCGCTAGATATCATCCATGATTGACCGTTATCATCTTGAATCGAGACGTTAACATCAGTCAGGTTTCTTAACTGATTTAGGTCTACGCCCGCTGTGTTTGCGATTTTATATTCACAAGATGGCGCAACGGGTTCTTCTGAAAAACCTGCCGGGCCAAGATCGGCCATTACAGCGTCACGCTTTTGACCGCCGGGGTTAAAACTTGCGCCGGGTAAAGAGTTAACTCTGCCTATACCAGGTATATCGAAATACAATTTTTTTGCGACTCTAGCCATGTGCTTGCTCCTAGATTTAAAACACTTGAATATCTAAATAATGAATTGCTGTTTACCAGCGGTAATACGAAGTTGATTAACTAAGTTTGGTGTATCACGCCAGTTCAAACGGTTTTTATCATCAACGTCACGCTCTACAATTAAGTTCGCTTCATAAGACTCGTAATCTTCTACCCAGCCTTTTTTCTCCATCTCTCTATAAAGAGAGAGCAACTGGCCACGGATGATTTTGGGGGTAACGATCGCTTGGCCCGCTCCGTACTGGGTGCCATCACTGGCGAGTTTGTGACGTGGGTATTTCTGAGCCATCATAAGCCTTTGTTCGTATCGAATACGCTCTAAGGTTTCTGGTGTACAAATATCTAAATAACTGGCGTCACTTAAACCGCTAGCGTTGGTTTGATACATGGTAATTTGGCGCTCAATGCGACAAGTACCGTCGTCACCGACCGTGAAAGTTGAGATGCCATCGTATAAAAGAAGGTTGCGCTCGGTTTGGCCCCAACGCTCATGGCGGCTAGGCGCTAACATGCCTTTTAACACTAATGTTTGAAGTGGTCTTGCTGGGTCTATTGATAAAGACTTAGCGGCGGTTGCCGCGTTAATCGCTGACAATAAATAAGGCGGTGTTGGGCTTGCTCCCGTCCCCATACAAGATATATGTGGGTTGTTTCTAGCCGAGCCGAATGTACCGCTTTGACCGTGTGTACCAGAAAAAGCAATAAAAGCACGACAACCGATTTGAGCCATTGGCCCAAAACGTTCGCCTAATTCAGTTTCAAGCTGAACAAGATTAAACGTATCTGTGTAAGGACAAACCAACCAGTTAAACCATTCATCGCCCATTGCATCAAGCGCGGGTGACATATCAGGGTTACCTGACCCACCGACAAAATCAGCAAATGTTAAAGTAACGCCATCAGGTAACTTTTCATCATAATAATTTGCTTGCAGTTTTAGCCCGTTAAACACTTCGCCTTTATGGCGAGATTTAACTCTAACAATTGCGCCTTCAAGCTCGGCAACAAAAGGCAAAGAAGTGTTTGCATTTATGCTAGCCGCAATCGAGGCCGCGATAGTATTTTTATCATCCCCTGCGCTTACTCCTGCTCTAACCAGATTATTTCCAATATAAAGCGAAAGAGTTCCCGAGCCTGTTGCTGCGGTTTCGACTGTAAAAGCACCCGCTGAAACCGCTCCCGCGTCATCATCAGATAACGCTATCGCCCAAACTTCGGTATCGGCATTTGCGTTTAAAAATGCTTCACATTGACCAGCAAGCATAGCTCCTTGCCCAAAGAAAACCGCACCTTGTTTAGGGTCAGTGACTCTAATCGGTGTATTGACTGCCTGAATACCTGAATCTAACTTTTGTCCAATTATGACAACCTTAAACATTGTCGAAGACGCGCCAGCAAGCTCATTATTAAACTCGACGTAAGTTCCGGGGTTTCGTAATGTCGATGGTATATTGTCAAATGAAATACTCATTTATTTGCCCCCTTTAGTTTCAATTTTTTTGGCTGCTTTAGCGGCTTTTTTATCTTCTACTAAAAGCAAGTCACCATCTTTTAGCCTGCGACGGTAATAGCTATTTAAAACAACCAACTCGCCATCTGGGTTTAGTGTCTGCCCGTTTTGTTTACGAACTTGCATACCTTCAGGCGGTTTTATTTTTACTTTATTTACGGCTTGCATAGGGTTCTCCTATTCTGTCAATTCGGTGTCAGCGCTAATTAAAAGGTCACCGCTTTCATTTAAAGTGTCTGAATGAAAGCGTTTAAATTCATCTAACGTAGAAGCGTCTATCTGATTAAAAGGGTGCATTAGCAATTCGAAACTCATTTCATAACAACAGACACCTTGTTGCGCTTCAGCAAAACTAAAAAGGTTCTTAACCCGCTTAAACTTCAGGCCGTCAACTTGCCCAAGATCGAGTCCGTTTAGCGCGACGATAAGCTGCTCTGTCATTTGGTAGATACCGACTTCTTTCTTGCCTTGTAGCGCTTTTGC